CGCCACAATAATCGTTTGCGTGTTGGTGCCAGCCGCACTCAACTGAAGTGCAAACTTAGCGCCCGTGATTGCGGTACAGCTCACAACTCCGATAGTTGCAAGACCGGTTCCGCCGATGCGACAGGCGAAGACCTTTGTAGGCACAGGAGAAACAACCTTAGTTCCGTCGATGAAGTTAACATCACCGGCAGTCAGTGTTCCGTCAAGGATGAGGGTTGCCTGACCTACCAGAACTACGTCAAGCTCGTTCAGTCCGGCCTTAACCTCTCCCGTGACTGTGGGCGCGTTCCCACCTACGTAAACCGCGTTAGCAGCAGCAATAGCCATGTTCGTTTCCTTTGATTTTTGAAGTGTGAAGCCGCCAGCGGGTGCCAGCGGGTGCCAGCGGGTGCCAGCGGCTTCTGATGCCTTTGTTACTGCTAGGCTTACGGGTTGGTCACGGAGTTACGACCAGCAGACTTGATTACCTGAATCCAAGACTGGTTGGTGATGACGCTCTTGAACGCGAACTTGTAGCCCAAGAATCGCTTTTGGTGCAGCGGATCGCCCTGTCCACCGGGAGCGGTGTTGTAGACCCTCATGTTTTGCAAGTCCGAAATCTGGTAGGCACCAGTACCGATAGCAAACGAAGTGTAAACCTTGTTCGCATCGCCAGAAGTCGCTTGAAGCTCTGGGGTGAAGGCGGGGCCGTTGGTCGAGACCACTCGGAAACCAGCCAGTTGACCAATCTCGCCGCGATAGATTCGGTTGGTGTTGTTGAACTGATTGGCAGACTTGAAGTCGGCATCGTCCAACAGGTCGGCTTTCACCTGAGGAGCAATCACGAGAACGAAATCGCTACCGAACTTCTTCGCGCCGTTGTCTTCCAACAGAGCGTTGCTGTCCAGCATCTCGTCGTAAGACATCTTGTTTGCGGCTGTGATGTCGGTGATGGCAGAGCCTCCGCCAACATACTTGATCGTGGTTCCGGCTTTCAGCACGTTGAACACAAGGTGATCGTAAAGCTCGGCTTCATGCAGGCCAAGGTTTCGCAGAACCTCTTGAACGGCGGGATGCTTCACGGTCAACTCAGCCAGATCGGTCAGTCGGATCAGCTTTCCGTACTGCTCAGCAACAGCCGTCACGTTCTCGATCTCCTGCAACTCGGCATCGGGGGTAATACCTTCAGTTAGCTGAGACGGGGTGCCGCTGGGCGCGGAGTATTTCTTGTACCGAGTGAAATTGACGGTCTTGGAGCTGTTTGATGGGATAGGTACTTTTTCACCGAACTGCTTCAGGACGGTGTTGAACTCGGCAACCTTCAAAGTCTTCTTGGCGAAGTAGGTTTGAAGATCGCCAGCGAGAATCGCTGTGTTGGTTAAAGAGTCAGCCATTGGGATTTTCCTTTTAGGAGATGTGGGCTAACGGGGCGTCCTAGAAGTTAACATCAAGCTTAGAGTTTCCGATTCTTGCTTCAAGTGCGGCAAAATCAGAGTCACCCTGAGAGGCTTTAGGCTTGCTACTAGTCGGCTTAACCGTTACCGCCCGGTTGTTCTTTTTGATGTTTGCGGTTACTGCGGCTGAGGCTGCGTCCGTCGCTTTCTTGACCAGCTCTGGAGTTTTCAGACCACGATAAATTCCGAACGCGCTCTTCAGAATCTCGGGGAAAAGTTTCCATTGCCGGGTGCCACGAGCTTGAATGAGTTGCTGAAGCAACATGGGATTCTCTTGTAGAGTTTTCTCCATGCCTCCAGACTCAAGAAACTCATGAAAGCCTTCATTGACGGGCGTTGCTTCGCCTTTGTCATTCTTGGTTTTCGCGCCAGCAAAACGACTCACAGCAATTTCAAGCTGCATGTCTGCCATCGTTTCGAGCAGGTCGCCAAGAACCGGAGCAACGTGCTGTTGAAAGTGATGGTCTACAAGTGCGAGATTCGCCGCGACGGGATTCTTGGCAGCTTCCAAGAAGTAGTTGTCTGGGTTTGTCGTCCAGTCCGCTACCGGGTCAGGTGCGTCGGCCTTTGGTTGTGCCGCTGGCTTTGGCTGACTCACGGGAGCCTGTGCAGATGCCGCCTTTCCTGTGATAGGGTCGAATCCTGTCTGCGCAATCAACTGATTCCTCATTCGAGTAATCAGGTCGTTCTTGTGCTTGTGAGAGTTGATGGCGTCTTCCTTCGTCTTGTAAACGATTTCGCCATCCTTCAAAAACGGTTCGTCTTCTTTCTTGTCCGCTTGTGGCGGGGTGTCTTGGTTTCCTTCGTCGGAGCCCTCGGCTCCCTCGTCCGCCGCGTTAACTTCTGGTTCAACCTCGGCCACAGAGTCTGAGTTGCCTTCGTCTGGGTCGGTCTGGTCGGTGGGAACACCTTCAATAGACACGTCTTCGATTGAGTTGTCTAAATCGGTCGTGTCGAGTACGTCTAGGTTGTCTGGCATGGCTTGTGGCCGTCTCCTTAAGTTGGCTACCCTTGTGGGGCTTTCGGTTGTTAGATACGGGCTCTAAGTCTCTGAAGCAGAGTCCTCTTTTCTTCGTCGTTCATCTTCTCTGGTTTCTGTGTGTCTACCCCCGCGTTCTCAACACACATCTTCAAAAGGTTGCGATAATTCTCTTTCTCCAGAAGCGAAGCCTGAAGCTTGGTCACTTGGTCGGGGTCTCGGTATGCGTCGATCTTCACCAAGAGCTTCGTCTGTTCTTTCTCTTGCTCTTCGCTCCACTCCATCAACCGGGCAAACCCGGCGTGATGTTTCAGCGTTGCGATAAGTTGACAGTCTTCCTTGGCGAGTTGTTTCATGTTTACCATCCGGCCAGGATGCCAGTTGCTGTAGATGCAATCCTAATTTGTCGAACTTCCATCGGGTGCCACACGCCAGCCGCGATGTCTGAAACCAAAACAACGTCGTCGTGATCAGCGAACACTACAGATAGATCACCAGAAACCGAAACATAGACAGACCTTGTTGGAACAGGCTCTCCGTCAGGGTCTGTTAGGTGGTCTGTGTCAGACTTAGTTACGGGCTTGGCCTTTCTGATCCCGCGAATAACATCAACATCCTGTTCGCGCCTTGTGTTCTTCTTGATAGTTGACATTACCTAATCCTGACTCCGGTTCCTATCCTAGAGCCCAATGGGGTTGTGCTGCTACCGAAGCTTGGAATTTGAAGCTCTGCCCAACTGACGATAGCCCTACGTGGAGGCTCTCCAACCTGAAGCTCTGCAAAGCTAAGAAAGGCGCGCCTTGGCGCGTTATCTGTCTCGATCTCTGCCCAACTAACTTGGGCTCTGCGCGGTGCGTTGTCTGCCTGAAGCTCAGCCCAGCTAACCAGCGCCCGCCTAGGGGCGTTTGGTATTTCTAGCTCCGAGAAGCTAACAAATGCTCTGCGGGGTGCGTTTCCGGTCTCAAGCTCAGCAAAGCTAACTTGAGCCCTGCGCTCGGTAAACGGTGCGTCTGGGGTTTCTAACTCTGCCCAGCTTGTTTGCGCTCTACGGGGCGCGTTTGGCGTTTCTAGCTCAGCCCAACTTACCAGAGACCTTCTTGGGGCTGTTGGAACCTCGATCTCTGCGTAGCTTACAAAGGCCCTTCGTGGTGCGCTTGGAGTCTCAAACTCTGCAAAGCTTACATAAGAGCGCCTTTCAGCCGGCGCGCTTCCAAACGTCAAATAACCTTGCCATTCACTTGACACTCCGCCAGCAACATCGACAATAATCTGAAAGCCATCGCTGTTAATTGCGTTGATGTCGTAGGCAGATTGAAGCGTACCGGTCGTGCTTGGGAAAGAGAGCGCTTGATCGTATTGGATGGTTGTGTCGATCTCACACGTACTGCTCGCTGTCCCATCTTCGTCCAGGACACCCATTGACTGGCGCGAACTGGTAGAACTACCACAACCAATACCGAGTCGATTATTGCCTGTTGTCGCATCACTTGCCTGTTCAACAGTCATACGACCTGCAAGCGATACACCCACCGGAGCAAACGGCAAGCTACTTACCGTGGCCGTTGCTGACCCAGTACCTCCATCAATGGTGTAGGAACCGACTGCCCATTGCCCGCCTTTCATCGCCAAACCGACAGTCTTTCGTCCAGTTACTCCACGTTCGGCATAATTGACTCTAAACCCATCCGTATTGTATTGAACGAATGCAGCCCGTGCTTCCATGACGGCTGCGCCCGCACGTATAATCATCCCAATACATTCACCATCCAAGCACCAGCCGTCCGTGTCCATCGAGCCGCTGGAATCGTCAGAGTTCCCTCCACACACCCATTGATTGGATGTGTCTTTAGCGGCTCCTACAAATAATCCAGCTGCTTCGGCCAGAGCCGTGTTCAGTGCGTTACTGTCCTGGCATCCAGCAAATAGCACGACTTGATCAGTTGCGCCAGAGACCAAGCCAGTCACTGTGACATCAACGTTAGTAGCCGTGGCCGGCTCAGCCAAATCAAAACAAGCGGCCACGGTAATGTCGGAGCCCCCCCAGCATTCCCAGAAGACGGTTAGATTTGCTACACCTTGGTCATCGACGCGAAGGCGGAAACCGTCGCTGTTAACTTGATCTATGTCGAGAAGTCCATCATCAGCCCCCGCGCCATTTGTCGTAGCAATTACGGAATCGTTCCGAGCCGTCGTTCCGCAATTTGAAGTTGTTGCTGTGTTCTGCGAAAATGATCCGACGCACCGTCTGTCTGATATAGAAGTGGCAAAGCCTACCCCCACACGTAGATTGACAGCTTGGCTAGATGCATCAGCCTCATTCTGGATTCCCACGCACCAAAAGCGCATCCCCTTCGGTTGGAACGTGAGGCCGCTGACCGTGTAGTTCGTACCTACAACGTCAGACCCTAACCATTGAATCGCTCCGTGCGCGTACTCAAGTGCCATAAAATCTTATATTCCAAGTTTCGACCTGACGGCTGATGGGGTGTCATAGCCAGGGAAACGGCCCTCTGCAAGCATGAACACTCCATGTATACGTTCGGCGTACAGCGCTCTGCCTGCTGTTGCCCCCGGTATCAACGCAACCAGGGCGTCCCAATCCACGATATCGGCGGCTGTCATACCGAGGAAGGACTGAACTTGAGCTGAAGTTAAAGCTCCCTGGATAACTTCTCCAATCGCAGCGAAGAAGTAATGAACAGGGATGAACCTAGCCGCGTCGGTTTCAAATGGTGTGTGCATCAAGCGTTCAACTAAGGCCATAAATAAATGTTTCCTTTAGGGCTTGTTGGCCAAGAATCTCAGGTACAGGTCAGCGTAGTTCGTGATGGCGTCGGCTTCGGCACCGGACAGGTTGTAAGTCGTAGTCCCGAACGTTTCGCTGATGTTGGTCAGCGTGGCAACGGTTGCGATCAATGTTCCCGGAGTACCTTCATTGACGTACCCCTGTCTAAGCTGAACGGTCAAGTCGATTTGGTCTCCGCCAGCAGAACTCTTAGCAGACCTGAATCGAACCGTATGACCCGCACTAGAAGCGGGGTCTTCGATTGTGGTTAGCTTCGTGACGTAAACATCGTTGGTAGGTGTTAACACCGTCCTGATGAAGTCTGCGTCATCGAATGACGCTTCGTCGATCTGGTCGAATATGTCGGTAGTTGTTCCGTCATCCTCTTCCCAGTTGTCTCTTGTGGTGTCTGTGCTTGGTCTACCGAATTGAGCCACGTTTCACCTTCCTTTTTGCCCAGCCACGATGCTTACTCCAGTGAAAGCACCTGCCGAAAAGTCGAAAACGAAAACCGGGGTTTGGATAAAAGCGAACATAGCTCTCACCTTTGCCAATAGACCACGTTCGGTTTAGTTCCATTAGTAAGAAGCCTCGCTCACTCCTGCCTGCGATTCGTTCGGCGAGTAACCCGCCGTAGCGTCTGAGAACTTCTGTGATTCGCTTTCAACTTGCTGCTCATTGCTCATAGCCTTTGGAGCGGCGTGCTGAGAAATCATGCCCTGCTGAATCTGCTGCATCGCCATCATGTGGCCTTGCTCGTGCTGGTTAATAGCCATGAGAGCGGCTTGCTTAAGCTCGTCTGGTAGGATGCCGCCGATAGGTGACTGCTTCGCCTTCTGCAAGTCTTCAAGGTGTTGCTGGTGGTTGTCCCACATATTCACAGGGACAGGCTGACCAGACAGAAGTATCAGGTTCTCTTCGTCCTGACTCATGGTGCTTGCTGGCTTCTCGAACACGATGCTGGGAGGAAGATCAATTAGACTCGCGTAGCTCTGGACTAACTCGTACTGATCGACAAATGGAGACTGGCCGAACATCTGCGTGAACTGAGCGATGTTCTGAAGCTTCACGCTCTTGTTCATCAAGTTCTGAGCGGCAACCGGAACAAAGTCGAACTGCTTGTAAATCTCAACCGGGTCAACCTTCACCATCGGCTCTTGGCCGGTGATGCGTACTTCGATAGGTTCGTTGTCAGCGATGAACTGCTGCCAGAGCACAACGTTCATATCGAGAATCTGTTTGAGAACGCGCTGCTCAAGATTCTTGATAAGGTCTTTGAACCGGAAACCCATTTGGTCAATGACCTGTTGGATTCCGGCAGCCGTCCTGTTAGATCTAGCGCTGCCTTGCCCCCGTGCGTAGAAGTCATCCATTCCTGACGAGAGAGCAATCATCGACTTGATTAGATCAAGGATGCCGTAGTCTCCGGGAGCGGGAACGAAGGAGGGTAGCGGGTTCACGGCCTTAGTTGCGTCCCCATAGACACCAACCAGTCCACCGGGAACGTTGAAGTTGTTCAGGTCGTTCAGGTCGATGTCAGCGTCACGGCTGTAGACATAGCGCCGGTTGATGCCTTGATTCCAGTTGTCGATAATCATGTTGACCATCGTGTTCAAGGTTTCTTGAAGACGCTGGTTGGGTTCGACAACTCCGATTCCGTAAACCTGGTTCGGGAGCCGCGTGTAGCTGTCTCCCACGAAAGGCTTGCGCCCGTGAAGGAATGGGTTCTCTTCCTCACGAAGCATGTGCTGCCCTACCCGCTTGGTGCCCTTGTACTCAGACTGAGAAGAGCCGCGATAGCTGTGCATCTCGTCTATGTTAGACTGGGCTTCCTCGCCATCAGAGCAGGTCATCACACAGACCTTCCCGTCAGTCCAATACTCCAAGATGCGAACTAGGTCAGAGTCTCGGTACTCGCCAAGCTCTTCAAGAACAGCGGCAACACCTTCGGGTAAGAAGATCGGTTCGTCTCCTTCGCTGTTGGCACGCAGTTCCTTGAGGGTGATTTCCGTCTCGTGGATTACATATCGAGCGTTCTCGATACAGGTAGCAGCCGGGTCGATGAAGATGTTGAACGGAGAGATAACTTCAAAGCCTGGAAAGTTGTCTTCTACTTCCTGAGACTCGGGGATAACAAGATCGGTCTGGATTCCCTCGATAACTTGCTTGTTGAACTTGACGACTTTCTTCTTGTTCCGTGACCAGTCAACCTTTGCGACGGCGAAGCCAAAGATTGCCCACAGCTTCAGGAAGTCGTGAATCTTGTCGATGATGAAACTCTTATCGAACCCGTACTGCAAGAGCTTGTACATCTTCTCTGCTTCTTTTCTGTCCTTGCCGTCAAAGCCGGTAACATCAAACCAATCATTGTTGGGGATGATAATGTCGGCTATGCGAGCAACTACTCCCTCCACGTTAGAGAAGGCGTAAGGGACGAAGACAGAGCTTCGCTTCGTCTGCCCGTCAGGGAAGTAGCGCGGCTCCGACGCCGAGAGATATTGGCGATACGCCTCAAGCCAACCGTTCTCGTACTCTGACTTGAAGGACTTGGCAGACTTGTAGTCCTTCAGGATTTGGTCTTTAGTTTCCACAGTTGAGGGGGTCTTCTAGGAGATCGTCTGGGTCTTGCTGGAAGGGCCACTCCCACATTGAGCAGTGGCGTGACTTACGTGTAGCTGTTAACTCGGGGTTGCGGCGTCGTGCGGTCGCGGTGTTTACTTCGGGGTTGTCTGGCGCAGGCGTAGCCCAAGCAATCGCACATGTCATCATCTACCTCCACAGGCTTTCCTTTGGGCTCCCCCTTCTTAGCCCCACTAGTGAAAACGTCCTGCCTGTAACGGGACATTTGATGTCTGAGTGTTAACAGCGTGTCGAAAATGTGAATCTTTGGATGGCGAGAGTTTTTGTCCTTCGTGGCTCTTAGATACTCGTTAACTTTCGCCACCCTGAAGTCAACGTCTGGTATCCCGTCAACAGTGAAGAGCCCGTTCTCTCGGTAGATTTGCGCAATCGTGCGGTGGCTCTCGGCGTTCTTCTGGTTGCCGCCTTTAGGATCAATCAACGTGTAGTCGATGCGCTCACCATACGACTCAGAGGTTGCCGTGATAGCTTTAGCGTGATCGCTGGCTATGCCCTGCTGTGAGTATTCCCGATAAGCTGTCAGGTTGTTGAACCAGTCAACGGCCAGCCAGACACAGGCTGTTGCCTTTGCTGGGTGTGGGTCAATGACTCTGAAGCGCATCCAATCGTTAGGAATCTGGTAAGGCTTGATGAAGTGAACTCCAGGGTCGAGCTCGTAATAGCAGAGCCCTAGAGCTTGGTAGAAATCCCCGTAGAGCCTCGCCCTGCCCTCTGGCCGCCCGCTCCACTTGTCAACCGCTGCTTGAACTTCGGCAGGGGGAAGGTGGGGGTTATCAAAGATACTGAAAGTTGTGAAGGAGACGGCTCGCTCACCAGCCATGCACCGCTCGAACAGGTCGTAAAGCCAAGTAATCGTCCCGACCTTACCTTCCTCGCCGATAGGTGTACACGTAATGATGATATGTCCTGCGCAATCAATGGTGCGCTGGTAGCACTCATCATGCACCTCTTCCGGTATCTCCTCGTCTTCCCAGATCAGATCAACGCTGGCACCCTGAAACTTAGAGCGGCCAGACTCGGCGGACTTACAGCGCAGGGTGTTCTTGTTTCCTCGGGCGTCTGTGTACTCAACGACCTTCTCGTAGTCTCTCCACACTAGGCCTGTGCCTTCGCCCTTCGGGAGAAACATCTTCAGCTTCGGCCAGATGACAGACTTGATGCCTGCGTCAAAGTCAACTCCGATAGCCCATATCGTGCGGCCCTTGTCTTCAGGAACAGGAATGTCTTTGATGTGCTCCCACAAATCGCTCCCGATGAAGTAGTCTTTGCCGAGCAGGTAGACACAAGCGACTAACGCGCCAATGTGTGTCTTGCCGGTACGGTTGCCGCCCTTCGCCACAGAGGTCTTGATGTCAGGCCGGACAGTCTTGAGAAACGCGGCCTGCTTGTCAGTGCATTTGTAGAACTTGAGCGGATGTTCCTTGCTCTGCTTGACGAGAGGCTGCGCAAACGGCTTGATCGAGTCCCACAACTTTTGCTTG